TTCTTCAATGTATGTTCCAGCAACCGGAAGAGCTAATTCTTCATAAATGAATAATCTGCTTGGGCCTGTGCCGTCTATGTGAAAATGCGCAACAGGATCTCCGCCTTGTGTTGCAATTGTTAAAGTCCCGTAAGGATTTGTAATATGTCCTGTTGAGGCTTTCATTAACACAAATTGTGCTTGGCCTTGAGCGGGTCTATCCAATTCTGTTTGAGAAGGAAGATTGGCTTCAGTAACACCAGTATGAGTTGTATCTCGATTAATTTGAAGCCATGTAATTCCGTCTTCGGTATAATAGATGCTAGTGTCTATACAAACCACAATTCCAAGAGCATACGGAAATATACCGTGTACTATTTTATTTGTTTCTGGACGAGTTGCTGATGCTCCGCCAAAAGGTGCATAGCCGTTTATACGTCTATAGCCACCATCGGGATCTACTTCGAAGTTTAACAATTCGATTGCAAATCCCGGTTGCTTTAACATTTCAAGTTGGTTTAAGTTTTTATTTAAACCACCTCGGCATGACAGACCAAAAGGCTGTGACATTAAATAAACCTCATCCGATCATCTTTCATATAAACGGGTGCTGAATCCATGAGATTAGATTTCATAAGTCTTAGTCCACGCTTATAATCTTCAAGCGCAAATGCGGCGGCTTGTGAATTCTCTTTAAACTGATGCAAATAATATCGAGCTTTAGATAACAATACAGTTTTATAAACATCAGGAAATACAATAGTATCCCCATAGTTTGCTAATTCTGTAGGCAAAGCATAAGCATAAAACCAAACGCGATAGACTTTATCAGGTATAGGGCTTAGTGCAAATTTGCGATTGTCGGGGCTTTTCAATACACGCTTTGGCTCGCCCCAAGAATCTGGAATAGTTTCAAATGTTAAATAAGCCGCATAATCTTCATGGTTTTCTATTAGATATGGTTTAAAAACATTGTTAATGTAATTAATTTTATCTTGATCTTCTAAAATATTTGATGTATACTTAATATAATCAAGAACATCTGTGGAAGTAACAGCTCCACTATTATTTATATCACCTAATTTTCTTCCAGAAATTTCAACATTAAAAAGAGTGGCTTCTGGTTCAGAAGACGTTGAAGCTTCTAATAACGCAGTAGAAATTAAACTATCAACAACTTTTCTTTGGCTTTGATTTTCTTGTGGTCTAAAGAAATCTTTAAACTCTTCAATGGTTGTAAACTTTAAATTACGGCTAGTAAAAGGCGAAGTAGCGTCATTTAAACCTGCTGTTGTAATGTAAAAATTATCCCAGTCTATATAACCATAATCAGTTACAAGACTATTACTTGAAGGTTTTAATTCGTACCAACGTGTTCCGGCAACTGTATCAACACTAACATTACCATAATAAGGATTAACTGTTCCGCTTTCGGCAACAGCTAAAAAAGGCCACGTAGGTTCTTCTGTAACAATATCAAGATACGCTCTATTTACACAATCTTTAACGTGTTGTTGGATACCAATAGCAGTTGAAAAGTTTGCTGAAGTTAGTGCAACTTCATTTAGTTCTCTCAAAAGCTCATTAGTTAATTGTAAATAAGTCGTGGCCATTAGTCTTTATCTCTTAATTGGGTTTGCATACAGGCATAGCATTTTTAATTGCGCCGCCCTTCATGTATCCCATTTTCTTTTCTTTTTGCATTTTACCGCCCATCATTTTCTTTTCTTTCTTTTTCATCTTTTTTGCTCCCGAATATTTTATCCCAATTGTCGTTAAATTTTGTTTTGTCGATTTTTCTTGGTCTTCCACGCTGTTGCGATCTGGGCTTTAACGTAAAAGGTTTATCTGGTGTTCCGAGCATTGGCATTATTATTTACTCATTTTTAAAAATTGGGAGGGGTATTTCACCCTCCCGCACTTCTATCTTAGTCGATAGTGTAGTAACCGCCGATAAGAGCTTCAGGGCGAAGAACTTTAGCGCCATAAACGTGCAAGCCACGAACGATATCACCAAAGCTTGAAGGATCACGGATCACTTCAGTGCTAGTAATAGTTTGTGCAGTTGCAGTTGAGCTAATGTGTCCAGCCATCAAGAAGCCAGTAGCGTTAGAAGTAGCAGGCAAGTTGTTAGACTTGTACATGCTGAATCCACGCAGTTTACCAGAGCTTACTAGACCATTACGGATTGAACCCTGACCAGCATTATAATCAACAGACAAAAGCTTAGAAGAGCTTTGTGAGAGTTGCTCATAAAAATCTGGAGAAGCTACAACCCAACGACCTTCTTCGGGTACGTTTTGTGCGTCAAGCAATCGAGCCATACGAGCAAGAACATCTAGCGGATCAGTTTCGCTAACGCCAAGGTCGATAGCGCCTGCACCGTCATAAACACCGACAGTAAGTTTACTTGCGCTGTCTGCGCCAAGAGTGTGGTCAGGAGTAGAAGCTGAAAGACCTGCTTGCATCTTAGCGATAACGCCAGCGTCAAAAGCATCGCGAAGCGCGTAAGCCGCAGAAGAAGAAGCAACTTCTTTGAAGTTTACATGAGACATAGAAGTTTCAATGTCGTCTACGATGAACTTGAATGCGTTCGCCGTATCAACAACAAGAGTGGTTTCTTGGTCAGTAAGTTTCGTTTGAGTTACGTCTTGTCCACGCTCATACTGGTATACAGAGATAGTGGGTTCTTTGATGATTCGAACGCTATCGCCGTATGCAGAAATTTCTCCAGCATAATCAGTATTAGTAATTGCTTCAGCTACTGATGCTTTACGGAAGAAGTTAAGAACTTTCTTGCTATAAACAGCAGGAAGGAAAAACGAGTTAGTTTGTCCAGCTACTGAGTTTGCAAAGTTAGCATTTGTGTCTGTTGAGGGTTCAAAGTATTGGTCAGCTACGTTATAAGCCATGAGTATTACTCCTAAAGGTATGAAAAAATATTAGCGTACCACCCTGCCTTCACGAATAGCTAAGTCGATTTCTTGTTCAAAACGATCATAGTCATCAATGGACAGTGCGGCAATTTCCCGTTGAGTCCAGATTTTAGGCTGTTTTGCATCTACGGCAGTAGTCTTTGTAGAAACAAAATCAGCGGCATTTTGTCTGGAAGGTTGTGAGCGAGATTTATTTTTACTCGAACCGTCATTGATTTTAATACCTTTTTCCATTTTATAAAAGTCGATTGCACGACTAGCTAAAGCAACATTGTCTGGGTTTTTATAAATCCAACGCTGAATTTCTTCTGGTTGAGTTTTAGCCCATTGATGAAATTCATCATCTCCACGAATATCTTCAAAATCAGGATGACGTTCGCGTAGTTTATTCTCGGCTTCTTTTCGAGCTATCATTGCTTCTCGTTCTTCGATTGCTCGGAGTTTTTCTTGAAGCTGATTAACTTGCTCTTGAGAGCGAAGATGTGCTACGGATTCAACCGTCTCATAAAGATCTGGATACTCAGTTCTAAAACGCTCAAGCTCTTCAGGAGATTTAGGCGGCTGATAAGCAGGTTGAGATGCTTTAGCCTCCGCAAGAAGTTCTTGTTCACGTTGTTTAAACTCAGCGATCTTTTCATCATAATGTCTTTTTAGATCATCATATCGCTTTTTATAATTGGAAGTTGAAGTAGATTCTTTTTCTTTTTTCGGGGCCGATGTTTTTCGGGTAGCCGAAGAATTATCCTCTTCTTCAAAAAACAGCGAATCTGCTGAAGCTTGATGGGGTGCATCAGGTTGATGCCATCCTTTTCGAGCGTTGTACGGATTTGCTGAAGGTTCAAAATCTTGTTCTTGTTCTTGTAGATTTGTCATGCTCACTCCTCTATGGGGCTTGTGTTTTTTCAAGGTGGCTATGCTTACTGCGCTTGTAACATAGGGTCTTGATACTTACAAGGTGGCCTCAAGGTAAAAAAATAAAATAAAAAAATAAGGGGTTAAAGAAGTCTTTAAGTAGCCTTATCGGTTCATTAAACTGGGCATTCGGTTTGCACCAAGCATTTGGTTCTGAACACCCATTTGTGATTGTTGCGAAGGACTCATTTGCGGTTGAGCCATCATCCCATAAGGATTATCAATTAAACCGCCTTGAGCTTTGCGCATCAATCCACCATCATAAGCACGTTCGGCATCATCCATCATCTTTTGAAGATTATCTGCGCCTAGTTGCTCTGTGGCTTTTGCGGTGAAAACAAATTCACCGTCTGAAAGTCGAGCAGGAATATCATCAGACGTTCCATCACCCGGCCCTTCAACTTTTCCTTCGCCGTCAAATTCAGCGGCTGAAAGAATTAGTTTATCAAAAATCTGACTTAGTTGATCATCAGATTCTAGTTTAAAATTTACATAATCTATTTCGCTTTCATCTAAAACTTCAGACATAACATACGAAACATAATCCATTTCTACTTCGTCGTCTGATTTTTGCGAAGCCATTATATCATCCATCTCATCTTCAGGGATGTTAGGATACGTATCAACAGGCATGTCATCGTTCATTTCCATTTCCATTTCTGGCGGAATGAACATTGAGTTATTTTCTTGCTTCATTTATTGTGTCCTTTAGTCTTAAGATGTTATCCAGAGAATTCACTCTCCCCTGCCTGCGGTACACTTCCAGTTCCGATGTTGCCGCCACCAGTGCATGTAGCTCCAAGGTCTTGAGGTTGTTGAGATGCTCCTTCAGCGGCTCCCATAATTCCGGGTTGTTGACCAGCGGCGAGAGCTTCTGGGCTAAGTTCTTGTCCAACATTGTTTTGTAATCCTATTATTTTTGCGGCGATGGCCGCTTCTTCTGGATTGTTAAGTATTTCTTCTGGGTCTAAATCAAGACTATACGCAAGCTCAGAAATTAGTTTGCTCATTTTGACAAACGGTGCAATTGCAGGATTTTGAGCAGTCTGTAAGAACATTGTCAGTCTTTGGCTTCTTACTTCTTTTTGCATAAGACTATTTGTGCCTAATGCTTTAATTTCTAGATCACCTTCTGTTTTAATTTTGCCTTCAAAGAATTGCATATTCCATTGGAAGTATGCTTGGCCAAGAGGCTTAAGAAGAAAGTCATCAATATTTTTAACTACTGTTTTAATATTTAATGATGCCGCACCCAACAACATGCTCATGCCTGATGCGGTTCTTGTCATGCTTTGAACGCCAGTTTGACCATGCGAATAACTTGGAATACCTGTTTGTTCATCTGCAAGTTGTCTGAATTTATCAAACATCATCATGTTTTCTTGTGATGTGTTTGGAAACTTAAGACCATAAATTGCTTGTCCGGGCATTCCAGATTGTCGACGGAATATCTTTCCGGGATATATCTCCATGCTCTGACCACTAGCAAGCATAGATTCATCAACATCGAAAACCAACGATCCGCTTAATGCTAGGTTGTCGATTGACATACGCGCATGACCATTCATGATCTGTTGAGAGTCATTCATGTTCTCAGCAATGCCGATGCCAAAAAAGCTATACGGATTCTTTTCATAAGGAAAAGCGTGATAAGGAATACGCGCAGGCGTAAAGGGGTTTACAACAGAACGCAATACTCGGCCATTACATACCCATGCGTTGATTTGAACCTCATCAAGATCATCTACGTCTTCGGGCAACTCCATGCCTACTTCGCGAGCGTATTCAGCATCCATTACGCCCCAATATTCTAAAACTTCAAACTTACTTGAACCAAGATCAGACATTCGCTGATCGTCTTTGAGTTCAAACTCGTAATCTTTTTCAACGTAATTTGGGCCTAACATAAGGCATGTGCGTATTTCATCTTTATTAAAATAAGGCATTTTGCCAAGAGCGCGTAATTGGCTTTTGTTCATCTTGTGTCGATGAATAACATACTCGCATTCTTCCATGTTAGTTGCATTAGGGTCTGGAAAAAAATCCCAAATGCTTACAAACTCAATGCGGGGCACACGAACAAATAAAGGATCGTAAGAACGCTCGCCGTTTTCTTTATCTTTTTTCCAACGATGAAGTGTCTTGTTGAAATTGAATGGGCCTTTGATGATGCCTGTGCCAAAAAGAGACGCTTCAAAAAGAGCATTACGCAATTCTGAACTTCCGCTAGATTCATCAATCTGATCGTGAATTAAACGCTCCATTTGTCGAGCGGCTTCTTTTGCGGGAGCGTATTCAGGAATTTGCGGATCAGCAACAGCACCTTCTTCGAAAGCTTCTGGATTTTCTTCGACCAGAGTTTCGATGAACTTGCCTTTGCCGTATGTGGCTCCGGGTGCTAGAACTCGACCATCGTCTTTGTAGCCAACATCAAAAGGATTAGTTTTGTTTTCTTCGGACTGTGGTTCAGGCTATGTTGATTGTGATGTTTCAATTGCTGGTGCATTTTCATTTGTTAAGTGTATGTATTCTTCTACACCTTCGGGAATTAATGTTTCTGAAACCCCAATTGGAAATTTACCTGTTCCGAAAATAACATCAATTAACTGACCATATGCCGCCAAGACTTTAGTCTTTGTAATTTTAATAAAGACTCGGCTCTTTTCATTTTCGCGAAACTGTACGTGTTTGGGGTATATTCCACGAAAATTATGATACGCTGTTATCCAACGGTTTTCATCTGCGTCTCGGGCCATTTCAGCATCTGTGAAACGTGATTCGATAATGCCCGCAAGATTCGTGCGAAGTTGTTCTTCGAGGTTCAACTGCATTCCATCTTCATTTTCGACTTCTTCGAAATAAAGATTGTTAGCGGTTTCTAGAATTCCGGGTTTATCGTCGGCCATAATTTATCAATATCCAAATGTTGAATCTACGGGTCTGTAGATCTGTTCACGATGAAGAGAACGTATTTGATTTAATGGGTCATTTACTCTTGGACGTGCCATAATCAAATAACGCAGTGCATCGTAAGCATGGTCTGAAGCATGTGTATCTACATCTTCAGGATTGTTTTTATCCAGAGGAATACTTTGAAGCTCGCGAATCAAGTTCGGACAAGTGTTAAAGATTTGCAATCGTGGTCTTCCGCTGTTCTGGAGCTTCAAGTATTCATGGATTTGTATTTTACC